GGCCCCACCGCCGCCCATTCCCGACTGAGATTTTAAATAAGCACCCAAGGCTATTAATGCACCGCCAGCCGCCAGGCCCGCAGGGTTCGGAGGCCAGATGCTTCCAAGTAAAAGCATTTGACCCTCTTGCTCAGCGATGTCACCCAAGGCACCGAATATGAAACCCCTCATTGCTCCGGCAGCGTCTTTTGATCCATCGCCGAGAGCTCTAAAAGCGTTCGTGGCATTGCTTCCAATGGCACCGAAAACAACCTTCCCCTGGTTATTCATGTTTGTAAAATTCCGCTGATACTCCATTGACTGAGCTGTCATTGAATCAGAGATCCCCTTGGACGCGCTCTTGGAATGTTCAGCGGATCTTTGAAGTGCCGCGATTTTGGCCTTCTCGAGTCGGTGCTCATGCTCGATCAGTCGGTCGATTCTTTGAGCCTCGAGCTCTTCGATCATTTGAGCTTTCTGTTGTCTCTCAATCCCACTGTCAGCCTGAATTTTATTTATTTGAGCAGAATATTCTGCGAATATTTGGACCCTCTGCTCGCCATGAATTCGTTCAACTTCATCTTCAGATGTTGCGCTCTGCTCCCGCATTTGAAGAGTCTGGGTGTGAAGTTTGGCGAGGTCGGCCATAAACTTGGCGTCACGCTCATTTTGAAGGGTCTCGTCTTGAGCGTCTTTTTTAGATACGCCCTTTTTTGTTTCGGCCTTTGGAACCTTCGGCTTCATTGCACCGATCTCGGTCTCGAGCTTGAGCATTTTCTCTTTTGTTTCGGCGAGGTTCTTATCGAGTGCGGCTCTCTGTCCATCCGTATAATACGGATTGTTTTTCATGTTTTCGCGCTGAGATTCGAAGTTCTCGACCCATTTTTTCTGCTCAACAAGCTGTCGCTCAAGACTCTTGAGCTTCATTTCTGCTTTCTCAGCATCGGACCCGAAGAAAGTCTTCATTGCGGCCGAGGTCCCGCGCGCGAGATCTTCGACAGCCTTGAGCATGGACCTTGTCGCAGGTCCAAGTGTTTTTTCGAATGCTAAAAGAATCGTCTCCCAGAGTTCATTTAGAGCAACCTTGGCTTTCTTCCAGGTATTGGTCGCGGACTCGGAATCGGTATTGATATTCTTAAAAGACCTCGAGCCCTTCTCTAAAACCGCTTCCATGATCGCGGCTTGCTTGCCAGCTTCGCTCAAAACATTCGCTGTCGTCCCAATAGACTCAGCGTATTTTCGATAAGCTTTCTCTTGATCGACTTTGAGACCGATGTCCTTAAGACCTCTTGTCATTCCGCTTGCAATTGCCCCGTTGATCTTCTCAAAGTTCTCAAGAATCTCACCGCCATGGACATTAGTCACACGACGAGCGAGCTCTAAGATCTCCGGAAGTCTTGCGGCGTTCTCTCCGAGCTGAGTCAACGCACGATTGGCGGACTTAATCAGGTCCGTGTCGTCAGCGAACCCAGCGGCGGCCTCTTTCATTGAATTCTTTAGAGCTTCGCCAGAGATCCCAGCGTTTTGAGTCAATGTTTCAAATTGGCTATTGAGCTTTTTGATACCTTCGGCCTCAAATACCATTTGAATTGCCGAGTGAACGGCCCAGATCGCAGCTCCTAAAGCCGCAACGTAAGGAGTGGCTGAGATCAACCCATTTATCAAGCCAGACAAATTCTTGGAATCACCTAAAGAAAGAACAGCGTCTTTTGAATGAAGAACCTTCTCGAGAAATTCCTTCGCGTCTAGATCAATCTTGAGAGTTGTTTTCTCGTCGGCCACTAAAGAACCCCTCCCTGACATAACGACGCTAAGTATTTAGCCGTGTTCGGATCTGATGCGTCCATCACGCTTGAGTCTCTCTTGTTGACATCAGGATACGCTCTTCGGAACAGAAATTCTCGGATCTTCTCTAAATACTCGACCGTCCCGGACGGAACCCAGGCAACGTCGCAGAGATCCGCCAAGAAAGCGGCTCTTTTACGAAATTGATTTTCTCGACCGGCCTCAAGCATCGCGAAGAATCGCGTCGCAGGCATTTCGAGAACATGATCAACGGTCCAATGATACATTTGACAAGCCTCCGAAATCAAAATCGGAGCTTTTATGCTTATTGGCCCGGACTGATTTTTAGAGTTTTTTTTTCAACGTGCGCCTTGCCGGTCACCGTCTCCATTATCAACGAGAAGAGAGCGGCCCATTGAGCTTGGCTCATTCTCTCGATGTCGACTCTTTCGATGTCGTCACAAACGGACTTTGACAGCTTGAACGCAACGTCAATCAACTCATTATTTGTCACCTCGGGCTTGTCTTTCAGAGCATAAAACTCCGCCAGCGCGTTGGAATACAAAAAAAACTCTTTAACTGTGATTGGCTTGATCTGTCTCTCGCGCCCGTGCAGTCGGAACCACACGGGCTTAGCCAGAATCGCGTCTAGGTCAGCGAAAACGTCAACGTGTTCTTTCTTTTTGAAAAACATAAGCCCTCGTCAATTAAATAGCTGTATCGCCAAAACGGAAGAACCGTGGAGGTGTCAAAGTCGTGTCCATGTAACAGTTCCAAACGATTTTCAACTTTTGTTGTTCGTTCGGGCCGTAAGTGATTGAGGACTCTTCGCTCGGAATAGCTTTCGGGAAGGTGTATTCTTCCGAAGCGTCTGCGGCGTCAGTGTCCATCGGGTGCAGTTTCAAAACCTTGACGCCAGCGGAATCTCTGGTTGTCATTTGGTGAACCCAGTCGATCGCTTTAGTCCCGGTTGCGGTGTAAGTCGCATTCGGGAACACTTTATCCCAAATGGCCTTATCCTTGATCTGAGTGATTTCGGTCGTGACCTTACACTCAACCCCGTTGATCACTCGGTCGCGAACCGTTGAACCGCTTTGGTCCATCTTGATTTCGCCCTTAGTGTATTTGAACTCAACGGTGACATTCCCGAGAGTCCCCCCGAGGTCCAAGCTGTCATAAGTGACAATGCAAGGACTCATCGAAGTTTTTGTAACGTCTTGCGTTCCGTATGCTGGCATTTTTTACCTCCGTGCTAAAATTGCTCGATGTGATTTACGTCACACCTTAAATGAACTTCTTTTCTAAAAATCGCTCTCGGATCATTCGGGTCATCGGCGACCGTGTATTCGGACGAGAAATCAATGTCGGTTACCCGAATCATCAGTCTCACCTTCGAATCAGTCGAACTCAGTTCCGTTTGATCTAAAATTTCGTGTAACGCCGCTTGATACCTCCAGGTCTGAAGAACTAAGCGGTTTAAGTCCTGATTTTCGAGAAGGGCCGCAACGGTTATTCGTGCCGCTGCATTGATATGATTGGCCCCTCGGTCTTTCTCAAAGGATACACCATCGGCAATCGTGAAGATCGCTGGCGTCCTGTAGCCCGCAGCTTTAGGGAAGATAAAGTAAGACTGCGGGACCGGAAGAGCGACTTCGTCGCCTGTTCGATACGTTGAAACATTGGTTAAGGCAGTAGAAATCTTGGACTGGATTTCAGTCTCGATCATTTTCACGGCCGTTTCGATCAGCTTTCGGGTGCTCACCTGTCACCCCTTGCGATGTATTTCATTATGGGTGCAAGCATTCGCTTTGTCGTTTCGGGACTCCATTTTGAGAAGGTCCTGTTCTCGTCTGCGTGCTTCGCGTAAGGCACCGTTGTCGAAATCGTCATGCCCTTATTTGAGATAATTCTCTTATGGTATTTGTTTGTTTTACCGATCACCGAGTCAATCAAGCGATTGGTCGCGATCATCATTTTGGTTCCGCCGCCAGGGTATGACGGAGAGTAAGTGCCGATAATGTTTCGCCCACCCATCGATGGGAAGAATCGAAACTTAGGCCCACCACCGAATTTTCTCACTTTATACTCGGCGTATCTCCTGTTGAGAGGCTTCCAACCAAGTTTCTCTGAAGCTCCCTCGGTGTTCCATCGTTCAATTTGAGCGTTGACATAAATAGGGAAGACATTTCGTCTCAAAACCGTTGACAGACCTTGCGTTCGGCTGATGATCTCACCGAGCCTTGCAGAAATTCCGTCTTGAGTGGTTTTGAAATCAATCTTCATGATCTTGGCACCGTGTCTCTCACGCACCCAGAGTTGGTCGCGTAAAGGGGCGCCAACGACTGACCTTGACGAGTGTAAAAGTGATCTCTTAATTCAGTGGCTTTTTTGAAGTTGTCTTGAGCGGCCTTTTGATAAGCCTCAACGATCTTGAACGACTTGGGATCTTGAGAATCTTCAAGCCGATACATTTCGGAGTATTGCCTTGCGTATCTTAAGGCCAAGTGCTGATAAGCCTCTCCGGAAGCGTAGTTCAAAACCGCGGCCCTAAGTCCATCGGGGATCTGAGAGACCGTCCCTGTCGCGAGCCCGAGCCATGTAACTGAAAGATCAATGAACCCGACGAGCTCCGTGTCGGTAAACCACTGAGAATAATAAGTCGCTTCGACTAAAGCGGTATTGGCTGGGGCCGCTGAAAGAGTGACCTGTCCGATTTCGGGAGTGTCTGCGGTCGCGGTTGCTAAGACGTTGTTGACGAATACTCCCAACCCCCCGGTTGAGCTCGTCACGAAGTTCGTCGTTCGTCTGAATTCGAATGTTTTGAAATCCTTATTCGATCCGTCCTGAATGCCGAAGACCTTTTTTCGCCAGTGGAGTTTATTGGTTGGTCCATCAGCGAGAAGAGATCTTAGGTCTGCGGTCGAAGTTGTCCAGCTCATTTCTGGCACCCCAGCACTATTTTCGCAGAACCGTTTAGTTTTTCGCTCTCGCCGTCGACATGAAATGAAACCCCACTTTTTAATTTGAAAAAAATCACAACTACCAAGAACGCGGTCGCGAACAAGATAACCTCTGAGATCCAATGGGTAACGACAAGAATATTTTCAATAATATTTTTCATGCTATCTGCTCCATTAGTTGGATTTCAGTCGATTGCGGTAAACAAATGATATATCGATGTCCCATTTCTTTCATGACACCGGATTTTAATTTACAATTTTGGATCTCGTACTCAAAGCGAGGCTCATCAACGAAGAGAGGCCCGCCCACGGCGTTTGGATAATATCTGTCGACACGCCAGAGTTTTTCGTTCTCTGGGAAGTGATCTCGACCGCCTGGATAATAAAAGTTGATATAACAAAACTTGTCGCCCGAGATATTCTCGATCATGTTTTTGAGCCTGTTCCGGCCCGTCTCGGTGACATTCCCAATCGGCTGAATTGGCAATTGAGGTTCTTTGACTGGGACTGTTCTTGCGTAGTGCTTAGCCATTTCTTACCTTTCAAAGACTCAGCCCCTCCGGAGAGGGGCCGAAATGAAAACAATTAAATGCTGCCGTCTGAACCCTTCCATGCGAAACGTGGATCAATGTGATCAGCGTTGAAGCGTGAACGAGCTTTGAAACGGACATGATCACGGTTGAAAGACTCTCCGGCGTTCGGAGCTTCAGTTTCAACGGTGACGCCTTCGCGGACTTGCATGACGAACCAGGGTTTGGAATCGTCAATGAGATACCATGCCTTAGAATCAGCACTTGGAGTGCCGGCATTCGAGAACATGTATCGGCTGTAAGACACATCAGCGATCCCTTGAATCGGGTTGATCGCGAACGCTCCGCCAGTTGCTCCCGCGGCCGCTGCGCCCGAGGGATAGTATCCAGAATTCAAGAGAACTGCGAGATCGAAACGATATTTGAAGCTCGCGAGAATTCGGCTCGGAGCAACGCTCATTTTGATCCCTTGCAGGTTCTTTTGGTTTGCCAGTGCGATGAACGCATTTTGAATTGCGGCCTGTCCGAGAGCTGCGTAAGCCGCAGGTCGGTTCGCACCACCGCCACGAAGAGCGGTTGACCATGGATAATTGGTCTCATAAGAGGGCTTGGTTTCGCTCACTGGAATCGAAAGAGCTTGGTAGCTCATTGCGGATTCGCTGGCGAGTTTACCATAAACCCAAACCTCTTGAAGAATCTTCATGTACTGACCGAGCATTCCGGCTTGTTGTTGAAACACGCCGACTTGATCGTCATTCAGAAGTTCTCGCTCGATCGCATAAATGCTGCCGAACTTTCGGTTTTTCAATTGCATGTCCAAAGCGGCAGCGCCGACTTCGGGATACACTTGAGAAGGACCGACTTCGGAAGGGAATGCGATTCCGTGCATTGGGGCATACAATTCTGTATCCTTAGAGCTCGGAACGACGGTTACCCAGTCTTCAAAAGTCGTGGGAGTGGCCATGTACATGCCATTAGTGATGGCTTGCACGCCAGCTCGCAAGAATTGTTGAAAACTTCCGGCAGCGTCAGCTTCACGGAGTTTTGATTCCAATTTCTTCCAAGAAAATCCCTCTTTCATGACAGGGAATTTTTCGGTGTCAGTCATGGGATCAAAGCCGTGCTTGGCTTTCATGCCTTCTCGGAATTCCCGAATTTCGGGGCATTCCAACAAGTGTTTCTCTAATTTTTTGGTATTTGTTTCACGTAAGTTCATTTTATACCTCTCTTAAAGAACCAAGGTGTCGCCAGGGAAGCGATGACCCACGCGAATAATAATCTTCTGCCCTGCGGTCGCAGCCGCAATAACAGGACCCAAATAAACACCGATCGCCTTAGTTCCGGCGCTTGTCACGCCTCGAGCGCCAGTGGCGGGATCGAGATAAACAAGACCGCCAACGGCCCATGCGTCGCCGGTTTTTGAAATCACTTCGGCTTCAATTCCAAATTGAGGGCCGGGGATTTCGCTGGCGGCTTGGGAAGCGTCAACGTCGGTGGTGTAGGGACGGGCAAGCTTACCGAGAACCACTGTTTCGCGAGCAACTCCTAAGAATGTCGCGCCATCAGCTTCGGCGGCTGGCTTTTGGATCAAACCTGTAAGAAGACACAGAAGGTCTCCTTGCTCATAACTTACTGTCGCGTCAGTCTGGGCCGTTGCGGATTCGAAAACCGCATTCGGGGCGACCGATCGCTTGATTGCATTAGTACCTGCCATTTTATAACTCCTTATTTAAGACAGTCGGCGAAAGAAATTTCTCCGCCGGTTTTCATTGGCGCTTTTTCGGTCGCTAAAACTAGACTCTCAAACATATTGGCCTCACCGCCTACTGTTTGCCATCCAGCCTTAAACACTTTCAAAGCCGCGTCAATTTCTTGATTGTTTTTGGGCTCTCCGAGAGCTTCACGGAATTTCTTCGTGGCGCTCATTGGGAGCTTGGATTCGCGAAGAGCTTTGTCGAGATATTCTTTGATCTCGAATTTCTTCAAAGACTCTGTCAGTTTGGCAACTTGACCCGTGAGCTCAAGAACCTTCTCAGATTCTTTCTTCTCGTCGTCGCACTCTTCTTTGCATTCTTCCTTAGCCTCTTCTTTGGGCTCTTCTTTTTTGGGCTCTTCCTTGACCTCTTCGGTCTCTTTGGCCTCTTCTTTTTTCGCCACATGCTTAGCCATTTTCACGGCGTATCCGGCGCACTTCTCGGCCTCTTCACCTTCGAGTCCCATTTCTTTGGCATGACCGAAAGCTTCCTTGGCCAATTTCATGACCTCTTCGGAGTCGATGTCTTCGTCGCCCAGATATTTAGCGATCATTTTTTTGATCAACTCAATGTCTTTCTCTTCGTCTGGGTGATCTTCAGACTCGTCTTTCTTGGGCTCTTCAGCCGCGGGCTCTTCTTTTTTCGGCTCGTCTTTGGGTTCTTCTTTCGGCTGTTCTTTTTGATCTTCAGCCGGGACGGGCTTTTTTTCTTCTTCTTTCTTGATCTCTTCGCACTCTTTTACGGCTTTCTTAGCCATGACTACTCTCCTTTTTTAGATAAACCTAATAATCTGCCGCCCGCGCCAGCTTCGGTCACGAGATCGCAAGAGAGCGCATCGGTGATCGATGTAACAAGTCGGACTTCAGTGATTCCTATTTCTTTAGCTTTTTGAAGCTTTGGTAAAATTGATTCTGGGATCGTGGCCTCTTTCATGAATTCGTCCAGGGCCATCGGGTTGGTATCACCACTCGCATTGATCGAGAGTCCAACGAAATCCTTGTCAGGATATTTCTGTGAAAACTCGACAGCGTGTCTCATGAGCCCTCGAGCCCACTCGAATTGCTTGTCTGGAAGCACGATCAGGTCGCCGACTAACATCTTGCGCCCGTCTTTTGATTCTTCAACTTTGATACTTTCGAAATGACCAAGAATGTCTCTCACCGATCGCTCGGGACGAGTTCTCTCGTCGTCAAGAGACGGATGATCCGCATAAATCTTCTTACCTTCAAAAACCGGAACAGCGCTCTCGATGGCTGATGAGGTGTAGTAAAAAGCATCGTTCAGGTTGCCGAGACCCTCTTGCAACAAAACCGCATGGAACCTTGTTGGTCCGATACCGTTGTCGGAAGGTGCAGACTCAAGGAACCTGGAAGAAAGTTTCATGGATTCTTGAGCTCTTAAAACCGGGACGTTGGTCGCGGCAGCGTCAGCTTCGACTTTGGGTTTTTCGATTTTGTATCCCTTGGACATGAGAAGATTGTAAAAGGTCGATCCAGAGATATTTGGATTTTGAGCGAGAAGATCAAGGACAGTCTCTTCGGCAACGGGCTCAGTCTTTGGTTTTTCAACTGGCTTTGAAACAACTTTAGGGAACTGATCAGCTCCCCAAAACCAAAACTTCGTTTTAATACCGGCTTGGTCCTTCGTCACTGAAGGATTACCAGTTACTTCGGCGCTCTCTTTCAGCTTTCGAAATAAATTTAATGAGTACGTCAAATTCTCCCCCTCCCTGGGGTATTAAGTGACCGGTGTAGTCGAGCTCGCGAACAGGGATTCCGTTCGCAAGAGCGACTCGCTCAACCTCTTCAATCGTTCGACAGCGAAACCCTTCGATCTCGAATCGAACTTTCTTCATTCTGTTTTTGAGACAAGAGTCCACGTTGTCGACGCTTGAAAGTGCGTCGTCATCACGACCCAAATATTTTTCAGGACACCGAGAGAACTCTTCGAAAGTCGGTGCTCCGAACTTAGTTGGGTCTTGCAAGATCTCTTCAAAATCCATTGTTATCCTTTAGGGCTTTCCGCTCGTCACTGGTAACGGCTGAATCTTGTTTAGGCGCAGCTCCCAACGAAAGATCTAGTCCAGTGTCGAGCTTCGGCTTGCCGGTCAGCGGGTTCATTTCAATATCCGTTTCAGGCGCCGGGCTTTGGTCCATTTCTTCGAGCTCTTTGTCATAATCGAACTGAGTGATGTTCAATTCTTTCGCTGCGATCGTTGCGGCTCTTTTTTGGGAGATCCATTTCATTTCGACAGCGAGAGCGAGGTCCTTCAAAGTCATTGAGCGGTCTTGAGTGATGAGGGATGGGAAGGAGATTTCAAACTCGACATCGTCAAGCCCGATTTTCTTGAGATACCAATTGATCAGGTCCCGAAGAATTCTCTCGTGCTCCATTTGTCTCATTTCGAATTTCTTCGTCACTGGTTCAGTGGCAACGAGCGCGCTCGCGCGTGTCTGCCCTCCCGAGAGGTGAGACCCAACGTAAGACACCGGGAGTCCGAGACCTGCGCAGATCATTGAAAGGTTCCACTCGAAACTTTCGGACTGACCTCCGCGGGTGCCGGCCGCTGCGATGATTTCTCTTTTTACTTTTGAGGTGTGAACGAACTCTGATCCGGCTGAGTGAATGGTCCCTAGGGATTGTTGAGCTTCGACATAGGAGTCAATATCTTGTTGCGAGCCTTCGATCGTCGTGTCCCATGCGTAGGCGGCATTTTTCAGGTCAGCGATAAGGCGATAATTGATCGAGTCTCTTAGACGTTTCAAATATCCGAGGACAGGGTAAAGATCTGAGCGCCCACGTTTTTCGTTTGAGACCGCGTTGACTTTGTAGTGGAAGATCTGATCGGCGGGAATTTGTTGAAAGATAAATTTACTTGAGGGAACTTGAGTTCCGCCGAGCTCTGTCGTGTACGTTTGATATTGGGTTGGGGCAACCCACTGGTAAGCAAGAGGCCGGTTGATATCTTCCGGCATCGTGATGATCTCCCAGAAATTCGATGGGTCCATCACGCGCACGCGAGGGATCAGGCCCTTGGCTGGCATTTGTTCAGCGGGAGTCTGCCACACGATTTTAGTATTATTATCAGGGAGCTTCCAGATCATCGTTTCGCCGTAAATGCAGAGCTCTCGCGCGACGTATTCCATTTGTTTTTGAAGGTCGTTGACCTCTTCAAATGCTGACCATGCGGCCTTAGCCACACGTTCTTTTTTTACGTCCGTGTGAAAGAAGTCGATGGAATATCCACGGCCCAAAGTAAAGTCTCGCATCGTGCTCACATAAAGGCGAGCGATCGGGTCGTGATTGTAAGCATGAAAGGCAAGGTTATGTTGTTGGATATAATCGCGAGGATAGTTTTGTTTGTAAAACGGGCCGCCCAGTAAAGGAATGAAATCTTGGCCAATGAGTCCGTTGCCGGAATCGTTGTCGATCAAGAACGAGTCGCCAGATTCTTTAAGTCTGATTTTGGGCTCAGACTTGCACGCTTCAAGGAATTGTTTTTTGTTGAGCTTTCGTGTTGTCGCTGTCCCCTCAGAGAATCCAATCACGCGAGCATCGATCTCGACGTTCTTGTCTTTCTCTAAAAGAGCGATGAGCTCTGGGGTTGAATGAATTGATCGCGGATCACTAGAGGGTTTGAATGATTCTTCAAACTCATATTCGCTCGGATCGAAGTCCGTAGGGATGATTTTTGTTGAGCTCTCTTCCCTTACAGCGTCGACTGCGAAATCGTCGTGTCGTTCAGCCATCTGTCAAACTCTCCGTAGTTGATCGGCTCAGCCTCCGGCATATCCTTAGTGAGCGGGGCAATGTCACACCGGCAATTAAAATGGGCCGGGGGTGTTATCGCCTGACACTCATCGCCAGAGCGTTCGCTTTTAAGTTTTCTCTCGATTTCTGTCGTTGTCAACCCGTCTCTCCAAAGACAACAATGCTCGCAGGTTTTGTCATCGACGATCGCAATCCACACGAAATCAGTGATTCCATTTTCTTTCGCCGCGTCAACGGTGCCTTGCCTTACCTGATAAACGAAATCTTCAGTGATTTCTTTCTCGAGCTCCCAGCCGTATGTCGTGATCCGTTCATCAGTCTTTGGGACGCGAATGCTGAACTCGGTCTCGGGGTTCCGCCATTTCGGAATGAACTCTTCCAGATAATCCTGGGTGAGGGCCTCCCACTCTTGGGGATCAACAAACCCGGTGCTCGCGGTGTAACCTTTTTTCTTCAGCTCAAGATCGAAAACCGTGAAAGGCTTATCGGCCTCGATCTTTGGATCTTTGAGGTGTTTTCTCGGAACGCTCATTGCTCGGGACTTAGGAAGGACCCGGTAAACCGACTTAAGAGCGTCTTCCAAAGAGTCGCCCCTCAACGCGGCACGACGAACAGCGTCCAGGACATTGTTTTTTAGTTTGTCGAGAATCACTGAGATCCGGGCCTCAAGCTGGCCTCCGCCCGCGGACTTGTCACTAAAGAGCTCGTCGAGATCATCCGCCGTGAGAGATCGTCTCTGAGGCTTCCCAATGGCCCGAGAAAGGCCTTCAACCTCTCCGGCATAAGACAAGACATACGTCCGGCGCCGAAGCGTCTGGGCGAGCCGTGAGAGCGTAAAAACGCCCATGTCGAAAACGCCAGAGATTTTCTTGTTGAGCTCATCGATTGCTTTTTTATGCGACCAGTCGAAATGGTCTGGGTTGTCAAGGCGCGAGTAAGTCGTTTGGACCATGCCGAGGACTTCAGAGAACAGTCTTCGAAGTTCGTCCGAAACTCTTAGCTGATAAAGCGTGAGGACTTTCTCGAGGGCTTTGTTTCGCCCACGGATAAACGATCTATAACGAGAGGACTTGTTGACGGGTTTCAATCGGACCTCACTAAGCGTTTACGGTCGCCGACCGTTTCAATAGTCCATCCCTTGGACTCAACAAAGTCACGAAATTTTTTGTTTTCTTCCGTGAACGTCACCGCTCCCCTCATGTGAATTTCAGTATGACACTTTCGACAAAGGGGAACTAGGTTGAAATCGTCGTCCTGGCCCCCGGCCCCTCTGGACCTGATGTGATGGACTTCGCATCGGCTGAACCCGCAGTTCACGCAGTTCAACAAAGCCTCCCGCGCCAATGAGAATAAAACTGGGAGCTCTCGTCCCATAAGTCCTTATTGTTTTTGACGAGCCCGATTATTCCGGTGAAGTTCTCTTCGCACTCATCGCAACAAAAGTCGATCGGCAGCTCTTCTCTTTTGAAGGAAGCCGCACGCCCACACCATGAGCATGTGAACCGAACATCGGGGGGGTCGTCCCATTTGACCCATTTTTTCTTTGATCTCTTCACTTCAAAAACTCCGGTGAATAACCCTTAAGGTCCCGACCTGGTTCACTCCCTGAACCGGTGAAAGAGCCGTGACCGCATAACCAATGCCATCACTAGAATGCGTCAATGTCGAGTCTGTCGATTGATCAAGTGTTGCGGCGCTCCCAGACTTCCACACGACACGCTCAAGATCTTTCTTGAGGCGAGGACACCATGTCGGGTGCAACCACATGCGGATGGTTCCATCGGCGGCCTTTAGTTTAGCGTTGACGTTGTTGACCCTGTCCTTGACGGGAGGGTTCGAGTCCGGGGTTTCGTTGGTCCATTTGATCCCGTGATCGTTTAGGATTTTGAAGAGAATGTCATAATCCGACTGGCCCGCGGAGGCCCGTTGGCCTGCCTTGGCCGTCGAATCCCCAACGATAACGATTCCGGGCTTATGGTCTTTGACCTTCTCGATGAGCTCGAGGGCGGCCTCTTGAGTGTGAGACCCCTCAAGCCATACCTCGTCGAACCAATAAAACTCGTCATTCCTTCTCTGGCCTAAAGTCCAGGCCATGGGCGAGAGGTTGAAGTCGCAGGCAACGACGATTGGTAAAAACGGATTTCTGATCTGGCCGGGTTCTTTGGCGAAGGGGCTCTCGTAAAGGCAATTGCCTTGGGTGAAGTTGAGATAGGCCTTGCCACGGGTTATGTCTCTGAACTCAGCTAAGATTTCTTGGGCGAACTGCCCCTCGCTCATGTCTCTTCGGGCGGCCTCGTATTCGTCAATCGTAAACAAAGGGTTACACGTTGAGGGGGCTTGGAAGTGATCCCAGATTCCGCCCTTATCCCCCTTGGCCAGCTGGAACAGATCATAAAAAGCATCGAAACCATTTGGGGTTGAGATAAATGCGGCCCACCCCCCGGTTGTTGAAAGCATTGGACGGATAACCATCGGCCAGAGCCCGGGGTCTACCTCTCTGAGCTCGTCGATCACGACCCCGTGGAGGGTCTCGCCACGGAGGGAGTCCGACACCTCAGCGGACTTGAAATGGATCTCGCTGTTATTTATGAGCTTTACCCTAAGTTCCGTTTGGTTCTTTTTGAGCATTATTGGCCCGCACCCGAACAGCATTCCAACCATTCGCCTGTATTGAGACTTGGCCTGGGCGTAGGTTGGCGAGAGATACCAATATTTCGTGTTTGGATTCGTCCATGCCCTGAACACGAGTTCGTTCAGACACATGGTTGACTTGCCGGCCTGTCGTCCGAGAGCCGCGACTCTGAAGCGCGCTTTTGATTCATGAAACTTCGCTTGAAGCTTATGGGGTGAATAGAGTATTAGTTCTTTCTCTAATTCAGGTGAGCCCATCTCTCCCGCCTAAGAATTCTGCTGGCATTTTGAAATGATATTCCATATTTTTCGGCAATTCTCATGCACCCAAGTCCAGAGGACCGAATCTCTCTTACGAGATCTTCTGTCAGCTTAGCCGATCCATTTTTCTCTCCAGCGTGACCCTTGCCAAGGACATCGATTGAATGTCGATTGTTTTCTTTTTTTGAACACCACGCGAGATTTTCAACGTCGTTGTTGAGCTTGTTGCCGTCCTTATGGTTTACGTCTGGCCTTGATTGATCCATTGGAATCCACGCTTCAGCGACAAGCCGGTGAACTGTTTTCACTTTGTATCCCTCGGAGCCGCAGAGGGTTACATACTCATAACCAGAGTTCAGAAGCTTTTTCTTGAGCTCTATTAGCTTGCCATTTTTTGTTGAAAAAACGCGCCCGGTGTTCGTGACAAAGTATTCCGGAAATCCCGCAATCCGCCGACCCTCAATCTTTTGATTCATTTGATCCCCCGTTTGGTTCGGAAGAATCACCCCATTTGGCGGTGTATGTCACCTTTCTTTCTTGGGTCTCTTCGACTTTCTGCTCGACCTTATCCGAGAATCCACAATATTGCTTTGAGAGCCAGACAAGAGCTGCGAACTTTTTGGGATGCTCTTGGGTCCTCTCCCCGTTCTTGTCGACCCCGTCACGGCTCAGCGCGATTCGAACCAATTCGCTTCGTATCGACCCGGAAACATAGGCTCTTCCTTCTTTGATAGTATCCGAGTAACGCGCCGTGATAGTATCAACTGACACTCTCTGCCGCGCTGCAATTTCTTCTTGCGTGTGACCATTTCTGGCCATTTCAAGGACTAAGTTTTCGTCAATCGGTTTTCTTGGTCGTGCCAACTTCAAACTCCGCCCCGCAATGCGGGCATTTTATTTGTTTAGAATGATCGGGCGTAAATCCTTCGTGCTCGAGTGGTTCGACCTTAAAGTCTTCAATCCCCAAGAGATCGATGTCGAAGGGGCCGAGGTCTGCAAGGTCTTGATTGATTGCCGGATAATCGAGCTCAGCCCACTTATCGACCGCGTTGTCGGCGATCCCATCGGCGTATTCCTGTTCTTCTGATTCGTATTCTTGATACATGACCGGGACGAATTGATAACCGAGTTTGGCGGCCGCGAGATAACGACCCTCACCGCAGACGAGAAGCCCTGAGCGTTTCGAGATCGTGAGGGGTCTTCGAAATCCTTGGGCCTTGATTATTTTGGCGAGCGCGTCAATTTGGTTTGCTGGGTGCTTATTCCGATTCTTCGGGTTCAGGGTTATTTGGTCCAGTGGGATCATTTGAATTTCGTTGGCTTTAATATCCATGGCTCAAGTCCATTGGGTTTATTTGGTCTCGTCAAGAGAAATCGTCCAAAAGGCGCGACCCCTCGAGTGGGGGCCGCGTTGGGATCAACGACATTAGTCGCTGTGGATTGGACTTTTTTGATTGTAAGACTTTTTAAGATTCCGTTGCAACAAAAAACCCGCCGGGCCATGGATGTAAACCCGACGGGTGGGGAACAAGTGGGTGCTTCGAATCTTTTGAGAGAACGGCTGAAATTTGTTGGCACTTAAGAAAAAACCCCCGCCAGACCAAAGGAGTGCCGGGCGGGGTAAACTGAAAACGGATGTGCTTGCTTGATTGTCCGCCGGGGTCGTTGAAAGTTTCAAGAATCTTTTTGTTTGTCGCAGTTTGTTATTTATAAAGTTGGCGAATGAACGAGAATCCCCAGGCCGTGAAGTCGTCGTCATAAGAAATTTTCGCAGACGAGAGCAGGCCGGTGATTTTTATTTTGATCGTGTATCTTTCGCCCTCGTAAAAATCAAAATTTGTTCCTGCGGACATTTGCGTGGTCGAAACCTCCGCCAGCGGAGCGAATTCTTTTTTGTCCAAGATGAACCAATATGAAGTTTCGTTTTCTTCGCGCTTGAAAACCGCGACCTCGACTGAAGAAACGTTGATCATGTCTGTGATCTGCCACTGTCCATCGCAGAAATAAATTCCGCTATATGGAACGACAAAATCATTGGTCTCAAGATCATAATTTTCTTCAATGTCCCAGATCACGCGATTCGCATCAATGACCTCCCAGTCGTTCGCGGTGATTGTTTGGTCTGGGCCCTCGCTCCCCTTGTCAACGGCCAGCGATGCCGCTTGAGATCTTAAAAGCATCGCCTTGCTTGTTGCGTGGCCGGCCGGTTCGTCGTCAACAACAACTCCGAGTTTTTCGCTGTCGATCGCGTCGAGCACGGAATCGTCAGTCGCCCAGAGAAGTCTTGCCTCCTCGGTGATCTCGTACGATTCGCCAGCCGAGAGATCCTTTCCGCAATATTGTCCTGCCTCGGTGTCAAGATTTTTTATGATCATACGTTTATCCTAGAGATCCAGAGAATTAAATCCGTGTCGCTCGGGGCCGTTGTTGTTTTCGAGTAGGCCCACACGACGTCGCCGGCCGCGAACGTGTAGGTCAGGCCGCTAATGTAACCATAACCGGGATTCGGACTTGTTACCGTCATGGTGTAAAATAAATCTCCGGCAGTCTTTCCGTTTTTGTAAAACTCGATGCTGAACGCTCTGTTCGTGTTTGGGTTTGACCAAGTGATCTCGTTGAGTTTTGTCGCCACTGGGAGGACCAGGATCGGAGTGTTTGGCAAGAGTTCGTTCGGGCCAAGCCACTGGTTGTTTGGCAGGGTGGCGTTGTATGTGGAACGAATTCCCGCGCGCGGGAATCCTTCAGCGTTTTGTTTCGCCTCCTCGATTGCGGCTTGAGTGTCGGTCGAAATAAAACTATTCGTCGAGTTGTCGAATGGGGTCATCGCTGCGTGCTGAATTTTTTTTACAAATTTATTAAACACGTTAAGGCTCGTAGTTTATGATTATTTGATATTTCGTGGCGGCGTCTTTCGCTTTTATGTAAATTTGTTTCAGCGCATTTCTCGGCTCCCACGGGAAGGCTTCGTTCCAAAGAATCGTCCAGAATTTTGTCCCACCGTCGAAGCTCACATAAACTTCTGCGCCCTTCGTGTTCGCGGGATCGTTTTGAATAATCACTTCGGAAATTGTTTTATCTGCGTTCGAAGGAATCGGAACCGCGGAGGTGCCCACGGTTCCATCGTATTGAATAGTAAGTCCGAGATCGTCAGTGATTTCGAACTGTGGCAATTGGTTTGCCATAAACTCCTTAAGACGCTGCAAGTTCTTTCACGGTGATATTCGCGTGAAGATCGCTTTCTTTACCAGAAAGCTGAGAGCCCTTCACTTCGATCTTTTGGGTTCCAGTTGAACCGGTAACGAACGGCATGTCGGGATTGATCGCCATCGTGAATTGGCCAGGGCCAGTGATCAAGTAGGCGAGTGTCGCTGGGGTTGCGTTGTCAGTGGCGACAACGGTCCAGAGTGTCGTTTGGGTGCAAGCAACGCTAACGTGTAACAATTCGCAAGAGGTCGAAACCGTCAAGCCAGTGATTGTTGCGACAACCGTCGGTGTGTTGAGAACGCCAATGATCGTGCCGGCGGCGCTTTTTTTCGTTCCACCAAATCCTTCGGTGTCAACCGCGATTTTACCGTCAGCGGTCAACTGGGGTAAAACAACGTTGCCGCTTGAATCTTTGAAAGCGAAACCAATCGAACCGTTCAGCCCCGATGCGGCTGTTGCGCCATCAATAGCGACGGCGAGAACCTTGCCTTCTGCGTCTGCATTTTCGAGCGTGGGGAATGCTTCCCGAATGTTTACGTCTGCCATTAAAAACCTCCTATGGATTGTTTACGTCGAGGCACATTAAGTATGCCTCTACGTCAGTGATCGGCGACCCAGTGAAGAAAACCAAGTCGACTTTCAAAGATTTATTCTCGCCGATGACGTATGGTGGGGAATAGGCCAGATTTATATTTTGTTGCTGGGGTCCAGTGAATCCGCTGCCGATCAATGTCGTGTCGTCGTAAACCTTAAATTTCAACTCTCTGCGGCAGGCAACGACAATTCGGTGAACTTCGCGCCGTTTGCCGAGTGGGGTCGCGATATTAAAAATTGTTTGGGTCGTTCCGGGGTTGGTTGAGCCGGCGAACTGAAAGTGTTTTTCGTCCCCGCCGTTGCTTGTCGTGATGTAAACCGGGATCGGCTCATAATCACGGTTCCCGATTTTTACATGCAGGGCCCGACGACCCCAAACGTCGGTTGAGTTCCCGAGCGGATCGGAACGATCCATCCGCAGATCAGCTTGAATCGGTGTTTCGTCTGCCATCGGCCTATTGAACCCCCGTTTTTATTTCGTGGCAATTATGATTATTTGACGCCTCGCCCCCGAGCATGTTCTCAAGAATCTCGATGTAGGCCTCGACCTCTTCTCGGGTCCTCTGCCCGTCGAGAGCTTCACGAAGAAATTGAAAGTTGGCTGCGATGTCTTCGTCAGAAAAAACTTTTTTCTCGGGTCTAGGTTTGTAAACCGGAGTGAATCCTTTCGCGAGATCGGCTTGGCAGAATCTCCGGACTCTGGATTTCGACATCGCATCGTTACCCTTCGAGCATTTACATGCGAACGCCCACGGCTCACCGGCCCGGTTGAACGTGAGCATGAGACCGGAGTCATCGCAGATCTCGCACTGAAACCTCTTCGTGTCCTCAAACGATCGACGAACGGAATCTTGTCTCTCGCGTTCGCGAACGAAATCTTCAAGAGCCGGGGGCCGCTGAAACCAAAGGGCTTTTTTTATAAACCTTTCGAACCCCTTAGAATCCATGTCCTGAACTACACGAAACAATTCGCTTATTTTTGTTGCCGTGTAGTTCCCTCGGTGACTCTTGTTCATTTCGTCCATTAGCGAAAGAAATTGTTTTTCACTGACAGGCATTCTTAGCCTCGCTTTCTTCTCGAATCTCTCTGAGCATCTTAAGCATTTTTTCTTCGTCACGGTCCGTGGCCGGATCAATCCAGTCTCGCCACTCGCTCATGAAGCTCGAAAAATGTTTTATGTATTTTTCTTGATACCCCATCCGGTCACAATGACGCGAGTAGTTGTTTATTGCCGTTGAAAGATCTTCAAGGTCCTTGGCTGTTTTGATTTCTTTGGCGCATTTTTTTAGGCCTGGGGTCTTCCCGGCCTTTCGTGGATAATTTTTATAAACCTCTTCAAAACACTCACGATCAAAACGCGAAGATTTTTGAGCGATTTGATCAAGAGTATTTGTATTTTTATTAGAGGAAGAGGAAGAGGAAGAGGAAGAGGCTTGTGGTTTTGTGGGTTTGCTTGTGGTTGCTTGTGCGTAAATAGCTGATTTCTCTCGCTTCAAACTTTCTCTATTTAATGCGGCCGTTTTCTTCTTTTCACTTCGAACCGAACCGCCAGCGCGCCCAGCAAGTGCTCGGCCCGAAAGCCAACCAAAGTTTTTTTCGGCTCCTTTCGCGTAGATACCGTGATCCGTCCTGACCGCAAGCTCAACTTCAAAAAGCACCTCGGGAAGACCAGCAATTTTGAATTGGCTTTCTGAGATCAATTTTTCGCCCTCAGCCCATCGAGATTGGGCGATGCGCCAAAAGTCGATAACTGTCCCGATCGCGAGCCGGCGCCCGATTTTGTCGCTCAAGGAGAGAAATCTGGGATCGCTCCACATGCGCTCTTCAATGTTTATTCTCGCCAAGACCCCTCCCAACGAAAAAAGAACCCCGAGCCCGGCGCAGACCAACTAAGAATGCTCAGGCTCAGGGACCCCGAAGGGTTTTATCAAAAACTGTTTTAGAAGTTGGTCCTTTTTACAAAAGCGATAAAATCTCAACTGAAAAAACTTGTCGACAAAAATCGACCGACGCCCGCCGCCAGCTCAAACCAATTCGATCTCACGACGCCGAGAGTCGATAAGCCATTGATCCCTGGTTTCGCCGGACCCATGTCCAGGCCGCGGCCGGCACCCAAAAACTCAATGGCGGGCCGATTAGAGCGTTTAATGGGGATATACACGCCCGCTCCACATGTCACATTTTGAGAAAATCTAGACCTTTGTCTGGACTTTCTTGTCGCGCCGAGTTAATATTGAATTGTGGGGCGATAGAGAGTCTTAACCTGGAGGGAAACGATGAGCAGAATATTGGTTCACTATCCAAACAAAAAGCACTGCCGGCTTTGGTGTAACACGACCGATCAGTGGGTCTCTGAAAAAATGACAAAGCCAGAAATGGTCGCTTATCTCGCAACCGAAGGAGACCCAAAAAAACACACAATCCAAGAGGCCGCCGAAAGGGTTTTTAGGGTTAACTATGACAGGAGGCAATTGAGCTGGCTTAAAAGATTCTTCGACTCAAGGATTTCTTCCTTGACGAGGGCAAGCAACCGGATCTCGCGAGGCGACAAATGAGAAGACCAAAAAAGCCAGCCGCGACATTTGACAGTGTTTTCGCTCACTTAAAAAAAGCGCGGTCCGAAGCTATTCGACTTTGGCAACGACACGAGAGTCTGGAGTGGGATATCGATGAGGACTACAAAAGCCGAGAGTGGGAAGAGGCCAAATTTCTGGTTTACGAGATAAATGAGCTTTTTCGAGGCTATTCACACCGGATCAATAAAGTAAAATACCGAGCCGGAGACTACAAATGAGCTTAGTTTTACCAAGGTTTATCGAAGAGGCCAAGAAAATCAAAGCCGGCGAAGTTTACCGGATGCCAAAGCTAAAGACCTCAGCCCTTGAGGTTCAGCGCGCCCGCGCGGAAATGCTCAGAATCGATCTTCAAAACCTAGATCAATCCGTGGATTGGTCGATCAACGAGACCGACGAGCACTTCGCTTTTAGAGCTGAAATCAAATAGGCGGTTCCCTTCAGGCCGCCGGCGGTCCCGTGGCCCCACAAACCACCGGGGCCGTTCTTTTTTTTATCGACTTATCAAAAAACATGCGCTAAAGACCTCTCAAGCGTATGACTCCAATTTTGAAATTTTAGCCCCACTCCGAGAGCAATCTTCATACGCTTCGCACTCGGGGCGGGGCTCTTTTACGAGGGGAATTTATGTCTAGATCCCTATTCAAAATATCCGAAGATTTTATGGCGATCACCCAACTTCTCGAAGAGTCCGGGGGCGAATACACGCGTACCATCGACGAGTGGGTGAAGGAGTACGAGAAGAGCCTTTCGACCAAGGTTGACGCTTACAAATTTCTCACCGAAGAACTTAAAGCCCGCACCGCTTTTTTGAGAGAGCAGGCCGAAGAGTTTCGTGCTGCCGCGAGCTCCCTTGAGCGCCTCAAAGACAACCTCAACGACAGAATGAAACAATCAATGGTTTCAACCGGGGTTGACGAATATCGCGGAGAGAAATGGCGATACAAATTGAGCCACGGCCAGATAAAACTAAACGTCGACGAGACCCAGGTCCCCGACGAATACAAACGACAAATAATTTCGTATTGGATCGACAAAGACAAAATCAAAGAAGATCTTAAAACGAAAACAATTCCGGGCGTGACGACAGAGCCAGTCTTGGTCTTAAAAAGTTATGTCCTAAAAAGGTGAGGTAAAAATGTCAGACACTAAAAAGATTTTTCAAGTGCTCCCGAAGGTCATGAAAGAAATCGGAGCGATTTCAAAGAACAGAAAGAACGAGGCCCAGGGTTACAAATTCCGATCGATTGACGATCTTTACAATGCGGTCAACCCAGCCCTGTCAGAAAATAACGTGACCATAATTCCGGAGGTCCTCGAGGTTGAGCGAAAGGAGCGCCCAGGCAAGGAGGGCCGGGTCATGTTTCACACCTTCCTAAAAATGAAATTTTCTTTCGTTGCCGACGACACCTCAGCGATCTCCGCGGTCACCATCGGCGAGGCCATGGATTCAAGCGACAAGTCCGGCAATAAAGCGATGAGCGCGGCTTATAAGTATGCGCTTATGCAAGTGTTTTGTATTCCAACGGAAGAAGAGAAAGACCCGGACTTCAAAACCCCAGAGGCCTTTCATCCTCTCCCGAATCACGCGCCCCAAACGCAAGCCGAGGCCACGACACGAACGACGGTAACCGACATGCTCAAAAAGAAATTCGCCGACGTTATCATTGACAGCGACGGTAAGCCCCGGTGCGGTGGGTGCAATGAAGCTCTCGTCAAAAGCTCAAAGAAGAATTCTTGGTATTGCCCGAACGGGATCAAAAAAGAAGAGGCCGGACGCGCGCACTCGGTGATCAGCCAAGACAGGCTTGATCAAAAGTTGACTCCGGGTTTTAATAAAGACGAAGAGATTCCTTTTTAGGGGGGCGGAGTGATCGAGGACCCATATCTCGCGATTCAGTTTTCAATTTGGATCTGTCTTCTTTCAATTGGACTGATCGCTCTGGCTCGCGGCCGGGGGTCCGATGACTGAGCCAGCCCTTCTCGTTCCGTTGATCGCTCTTGGCTGGCTCGTGTTTTTTTTCGCTCTTTATTCGGTAACAAGACGATGAGCTATATCGTTCACCTCGGTCAAAACGAAATGGAATTTTCTCGTCGGGCGGGAGAGAAGAGATACGAGTTCGCTCGAGATCATGGTTACAAAAACCTTTTTAATCTCAGCCAGGACGAAGAAAAACGTAAAGAAATAAACGTCTGGGGCGCCCAGTCCGAAATGGCAGCGTGCAAGTTTTTGAATAAATATTTCGACCCGATGGTGGGCGTCTGTCGAAGAACAGACATTATACCGAACATCGAGGTCCGATCCACGACAGCGAACCCCGCGCACCTTTCAATTTATCCGAAGGACGAACTTAAAAGATTTTTCATTCTCGTCAGGCATTTACAAAAAAGCGAGACTGGCGCGTCGTTTGAAATGGTGGGTTACATGCTCGGGATCGATGGGGCGACAAAAGAATTTTGGAGGGAGGCCGGCGATGGACGAAAACCAGAGCTCAAAGTTTCGCATTTTTTCATTCCAGAGTCGCGACTTAAAACTGATTTTGAGATCTTCAGACGACAGAATGGAGCGGTGTAAGGAGTGCGGGAGAGAGTTCTTCGTTGACGAGAACTCAGAGATTTATTGCGAGAATTGCAGGTTTCAGGATTTCACCGGGGGGGACGATGGTAGATCTGAAGTCGATGCCGACAAGGGCGAGAGCGACCCTTGAGCGAACAGCGAGATGTTTGAAAAACATGAACAGGCCGCGGGCCATTGCAGAATTGGGGTTCAGAATGCAAACACTTGAGCCGGGAATGATTATCACATGCCCTTTATGCGAAAACAAAATCGCGAGAACCAGGGTCGAGCTAAAGTGGGGATCTCCGGTCTGCGAGGCAGACTTTGAGCCGCTGGACCCAGAGACCGCGATCGTTGCCTTCGAGCCGGGCCAATGCAAGTGTGGAGCTCTTTATTTGATCCACGGATCAATCCACACCGAAAACGGATGGTGGCCCAAATGAAAATGATCGATGCAGAATTGAGAGATTTACTGGTAAGAAATGGCGTTGATTGGTTCGCGATCGGCGCGCTCGAATCGTTTGGAGTTTTTACCAAAGAACAGTTTTTTTCGTTACCACTAAAGCGACTTCGTACTATACCAAACATCGGCAAATCGAGAGTGATGAGAATTGAAACAGCACTCGTCAAAGTGCTCGCGTATTTCCCGCCGGAAGAGCTCACCCTCGGCGAACTTTGTAACGAGAGACTTCTCAAGGAGTTCATGAGTGACAAAGCGTGAAATGGTTATCAAGATGGTCGATACTTTTTACGAGTGGTTCCCTGCGGAAGTTTTCAATGCGAACCACGTTATCATTGCGATGAGATCAATCCTTGAAGCTCAAGAGAGGGCGGGCATGGCGCCGCCCGAAATAGAGGTTGAGTTTTATTCAACCCTTCTCGGCAAGACGGCGAGTGCGCCAGAAAGAAAGTGGGAGGTGAGGCATGATTGACGTATTGATCGCCCTGATGATTCTCTGCGAAGAGGTCCCAAGAGTTGAGCGGTGTCAGACGAAAATGGTTCAGTGCTTTATGGACCAAGACACCTCATTCGATTCAAAGAGACCCCTAAAGCAGAAAACAGTTTTTGAGTCGTGTTTCAAGAAAATCATGAGGCCAAAATGAAAAAAGCTGTTTGGTATTCACCGAAAAGAAATGAGCTGTTTGTTGCAGTTCCTCTTTCTTATGATTTTTACGATGCCGGATGCTATTGGTTTGAGAGAATGATCAATGGCAAGACGCCAGACCTGTGCGCAATGATTGGGTGGTTTGAATGACTCCGAAGCTTACAGAACGATATTTAGCTATCGACTACGAGAAGCCAACCAGAGACGATTTTGTGTGGCTAATGAACGAGCTTGAGGGTGCGTGGGATCGCGAGACCCTCTTGCTGAAGGCTCTTAAGAGCACAGAAGACGAACTTGACAGAATAATGGAAGTATCAAAAATTGAGAGCCCGACTATTTTTATTGTTGAAGCAAGAGATTATGTTTTAGACATTCTCTCAAAGCACAAAAAAATGCTTGGTGCTGAATGAAAAAACAAAGAAAAACCTACGCGCTCGGATACGCTCGCGGATCAAAAGAGACCGTAGACCATTTCAAGAGAAAATATTTCATGAAGGGCTTGGGCATATATCCCGGAGCTGAGTGGTATAGTGATTGCGGTCTTCATGTGATAAACCAAACCGACAAGACGATTCGGCTTGGTTTCTTTGGAAATAATGGGATGATTTTTGATTTCGCGCAGACGCAAGATGAGATACAGAGCTCAGTGTTTCACTACGACGGAACTACGATGTTTAGATTTACCAACAAGAAAACCGGTGGGAAGAAATGATCGACGATATTTTCGCAACCGGAGAGGCTGAAATAAAACGTCCAACTTCTGGAACCAGCGTTGTTTTTGAAAATGGATATGTGACAACACAACGCGATCCACCCATGCCATGGCGACTTCAAATAGCCTCCATGCTTGCGGCGGGATATGTCTCAAACCCAAACGTGGGACCGAAGATCTTTATCGACAAAGATTTTTTGGACGCGGCGGACAGGCTGATCAAAGCGCACGAAGAGACAAAGAAATGAACGACTTTTTAGATGGAGAAAATGTCGTTCCCGTTCCAATTGAGGGATATTCGGGCAGATACGTTGTTTCGAATTATGGGAACATATATAGCCTTTATTCAAATAAAGGGCGAAGAGAAACCCCAAAGCTTAGAACGATTGCCAAGCAGAAAAACGGCCATTTTACGGTTCACCTTCGCAGGTCAGAGAACAAAAAATATTTCTATACAAACGCATGGGTCCATCAGCTTGTTTGTGTTGCATTTCACGGCCCACGACCATCAGGAATCCACCAAGTCGCACACATTGATGGACGCACTGAAAACAACAGGGCCGACAATCTGGTTTGGGCGACGAGAAAAGAAAATGAAGCACATAAAAAATTGCACGGAACTGCCCTGGTAAGAGACAGAAACCATCAGACAAAGATAAACACGCGAATGGTGATGGCGATTTTGTCCCTCAACAAAAAACACCAGCTAACGTACAAGCAACTGTCAGTTGCATTTGATGTTTCAGAGCAGGCAATAGGTCTGGCTATTTCAAGTGCGAAGAAACTGAAACCAAACTGGGAAGAAATCCCAAAGGAAGAGTGCATTCACGAACCCGACACTGCGGTTACCATGGGATTCGAAATCATGTCGTCATCGTGCAAATATTGTGGGAAGCAAATTAAAGCGACGCGTTGGGATGTTTTTGAATGAAAGACGAAAGACAAATTGTTGTTACATTTCGAGGCGAGCATGGCGAGATCATTCTTCTTAGAGCCCGCGAAGACCTCGTGAGCCTCGAGGGAAGAAAGCTCACATGGATCGAGCGGATGAGAATGAAGATCCGGTCATGGTTGAGATTCATTAGCCTCGGCATGTGAACTTACTAGACCAAGGATCAATTCAAAAAAGCGCCATCGAAGTCCGTCCGTTCCCATTTCATGGACGAAACAGAGCTCAAAAAATTCTGGAACTATTGCAAGAGATACGCATCGCGCATGGGCGCCTCAAACGACGCGGAAGACTTCGCGCAAGAGGCCACGCTTCAAAAGGTGAATGGACGAAAGGCCCATGTCCCCAAAATGTTTATTGATTTCATGAGGCAGAGAACCTCAAGGTCCCTCCCGCTAAGAGAACTCAAGCGGAACGAAAAGTTTTATTATCTCGGTCTTGATCAGGTCTCTTTGAAGTACGGAGAGCCCAAAGAGCCAATCGACATCAATTGGACGAATAAGCTTGACCGAGCGGTGATGATTCTTAAATATTATTTAGGATACACCGATCTAGAGGTCGGATGGATTTTTGGGTTTACTGAGTGCCGCGCGCATCAGATCGCAGAGCGGGCCGCGAGACGAATAAAAAGCGGGGAATAAATGTCCAAATTCAATTTTGATAAATATGGTCTCATCGTCCAAACAAACGGTGATCGCGGAGATACGGCCGCTCGGACTGGCCAGTATTATGTCGGTCTCTGGATCTGGAAGAACATTTTCAACGTCGACACCTTGAACCTCTTCCCATATTCTCAGCCTGTCGATTTCAAAAACGCACTCGACAAACTCGAGATTGAGCCCGGAATTTATGTCCGCCATCCGGACGGAACCGAGGCTCAAGAGTACGTCGCAGACCCAAAAAGATTTTCAAGAGATCAACAAACTCCACTCGTCATCGCAATGGGACTTTATGGATTCACGACAAGACTCAAAAGACTCCAAGAAAAACAAGCTGCAAGATTTCTCAGAAAATATCAAAACGCTGATTATCCGAGCCCTGAACATTGGAATTTTTATCGACGAGCATTTAGAGAAAATTGCTCTTTCGAAATGGGCGATTGCTTTCAACTGGCTAATTCTTACCTTTCTTGTTTCAACACTTATCGCAATCCTGATAGTGTGGACATCAACAACCACGTACTTGCTTTGATCCAGTCGAGCGTCATATCGCCAACCTGGGCGTCAAAAAGAGCGGTCAAAGTTTTGACTGAGTCGTATCCAAAAAACAATGGCACCGAAAGATTCAAAACCGGAAGTCACATCTTGGACGCGCTGGCATTTTATCATCGAGAGGAATCATTCGGCAACGAAGGTTTCGTGGATCTTTTTACCCCGATCATCGACCATTTCTTCAAGCCCTAGTCTCTGATTAATCCTTCTCTCGGGCGATAATGAGAGTATGGATAAAAAGAAGGATATTCAAAAGATCTGGTTCATGTGCCGGCATTATGCCGAACAGCGCGGATTCGCCAACGACGCAGAGGACTTCGCTCAGATCGCAACCATGAAAATCATAAACGGCAAGAGAGCGTCTCTCTCGAATATGTTCATTGATTTCGTAAGAGAAAAAATGGGCCGCCATCCGTCGACGAAAAAAATAAAAGCCCAAGAAAGATTTTTTTACGAAGAGATCTGCGAGAAGAAAATCGTTGCGAAGACTGACAAGAGCCGAGTCGTTCCGATGATGGACGTCCTTAAAGACAAGAACAGAGTCGTGTTTGGTTTGAAATTTATCTTTGGGTTTGAAGCGAAAGAGATTGCGTGGCTGTTCAACGTAAAGGAGGAATTAATTTGGTTTTGGTTATCAGAAATAAAAAAAGTCCTGATCTCAGAGAAAGACAAGATTTAGCCGTACTAAGGTCATGTGGCGTCTGGCTTGTCTATTTCTCATGTGCATTGTTTTGGGAGCAGTAAAAAAGCCGGAGGTCGATCGTGTCAAGAAAATCCTACCTACGGATCAACCCTCTGAAGAATCGCGTCGCGCGGCGCAAGAATACTTCAAAAAGAACCCGAAAGCGACGCCGGGTAGGTTCAGACTCATGCAATATCCAAAGCTTTGATTTTATTTTTTCGGAAGGGTATTCTTTCAACTGGGCCGGCTTATGTCGACAGTTGGGGATCATGGACGAGAACCAAAAGGGCTGGGCCGGCCCGCCTAAATTATGGTTGAATGGATTAATGATAAAACAGTTGGGGGCCTTATGGACCTAGAAGGTTCCCTAAAAGAGATCTTCGACATCGTACTAAAACAGTACGACATGCTCTTTCATTGCGTGATCCCAGTTGAGGACCATGTCGTAAAGAAGAATAACCGCCCAATTTACCGAAGGCACGACGGAACCCCGTTCATTGGCAAGGGACCAAGGCTTAGAGAGGCCGAAGAATACATGACCTTAAGATTCAGATCTGAAGCCAACCGAGCCGGTCTTTACTCCCCCATAACTGGGAATATCTGGGCGGTGTTTTTGTTTAGGTTCGAAAAAAATTGGTTTTACACGAAGACCGGAGCGGAGAGAGAAAACATCGCCGACCTGTCGAACCTCATCGAGCTACCGCAAGACTGCCTTCAAGAGGCCGGGGTGATAAAGAACGACAGCCGGATCGTCTCACTGGATCTTTCGCGAAGACTTCCGGCCGATGATTATTCTCTTGAGGTTTACATATTCCGCCATAAAAGCTCAAAACCCCCAATAACTCCCCCCAAAAAGGGCGATTTTGACGCTTAAACCATGGTTTTTTACTGGTTTTCGGGTGGTTTTTGAGTCCTTTGGATCACCGCGAATCGAGCGATCACCTTCAAAAGAGTCCCAACGATCGGGAGCTCTTCGATCTTTTTTAAGAACTCATCGTCGACGAGCGTTTTGGTTGTCGCGACGTAGGCCTGCCCGATCACTACGAGCGACCCAAGAACTAAAAGAATAGTCGCGACGACCGGGAAGGTCGACGCCAAGTAAGAAAGAACGGTCTGGATCATTGTTTCCATAAGTGCTCCTTTGTAAGTTCCAAAGCCTGGTATTTATTTCGTCAACCGACCGCTTGATCTCGTCGAGACGACGGTCAACGTAGGCGGTCGAAGCGAAGTTGGTAAAAAGAAAGACAACGGACCCAACAATAATGGTCAGCTTCGCGAGCATTTCTTGGTAAGAATCTCGCTTCATTTGGTCACCTTGAATTGATTGTAAAAGCTCTTCACCCGATTCACATAATGCTGGTTTTCGTAAAACCCATCGGCGCCCTTTCGAGGACTGCCGGCATTCCAGGCCGCGATCGCATCGTCGCCTTTGTATTTTTGAAACAATAATTCTAGGTGTTTACAGCCCCAAAAAAGTCCGATCATTGGATCGCAGAGGTCCGTCAGGTAACCGTCAAAGCCCCGCTCGCGCGCCACTGCGCCCATTATCTGGAGCAATCCGAAACTCATTTTCTGAAGGACCTCTTCCGACTCCACGGAGATTCGGCATTTCTTGGCGAACTCTTTTACGTCAAAAAGGTATCGATAATTCTTCTCGTATCTTACGGCCTTGGGGTTGCACGAGCTCTCGGCGTAAGCAATGGCCTTGACCAAAATCGGGTCAAGCTTCGCATTTTTCGCCATGACAAAAATTTGACTCTCAAGATCCATTCAATCCTTAGAACGGCTTAAGGTTGGTAAAGCATGAGTCCTTTCAAAACTATTGCGTTGATTCCCATAAACCCCCCACCGGGAGAGTCTTGCATAAACAAGATTCTAGAGTTGCTTGCGCCGGCGATTCTTAGTCTTACGTAGGCAAGAGTCCCAGCCCCATATTGCAGTCGCCACGCTTGTTGCGAGCCCTGAATAAGAGTGTTCGCGAAAGGACCATTATATTTGGGGTAACTGTAGGCTGGCTCATTTGAGTAAAGCCACGTTTGAGTTATTGGGTCAACAAGTGGTGACGTGGTCCCAACGTCTTCGTATGACCTTAGAAGGGTGCTTTCAAATTGGGCCTCTGCTCCAGAATATCCCAATGGAAGTCGAGGGACGATTCTAAGCGGGATCGCCATTCCCGTCCCGGAGATTGTAAATTCTGTCAAAATCATCCCATAAATCTGCTTGCCATTGGGAGATGGGAATCCCGGATCGTACTCGGTCAACTCAGAAGAGTAAGAACCACTCACCGAGAAGTTGGCAAGATACGCCGAACAGTTCCCGATCCCAGCCGCAAGAGTCGCGTTGATCGAAGAGATCTGTCCCGAGTGGGTTGTTGTCGTGTCGAGAAGATAATTGACCGACCCACCGACGGATTGTTTCGCACTCTCAGAGACCGCAGATCTGAACTGAGTCTCTTCTAATTGTATGTAAGTCGCTGAGCTTGGAATGTTCGCCATAAAATCCTTTCAAACGTAGCGGTAGCTACCCCCATGATCAGCAAAGCCAATTAGCTCGGCTTTCTGACCTGAGGCCGGAATAAACCCTAAACTATCTTCAACCGTGATCGTGACCCCTGTCACGTCCGAAACTTTGGTTTCAACTGATAAAAGTGAATAATTTGAATTGTGAATGTAAACCGACGAGCCGATAAAGAACTTTGAGGCGTCCCCAGCCCCTACCGTGAATTGGGTTTGAGAAATCCCACTAACGACCGAAACAGAAGGGCTCACGAAAGCGTGAACCAGTTTAGCGATTTGTTGGTCCATTTCGTCGGTGCTCGTCGAGTATCTGTCCAGATCGACGATAAAGTCTGCGGCCGGAACCCAGGGCAACGCCGGACTCACCAACATTTTGTATGAGTCCCCAGGGTCAAAACCGGTCAGCGTGACAACTGCCTCTTGGGTCCAGGTCGCATCGTGAACGAGAATATTCAATCCAATATAATCAGTCCACTTCTTTTTTTCGTTCCCAGGATACAGAGCGCCGTAAGAGTCTTTAATCCTAATTGAGGTTGTTGTTGACCCAGTTGACACCTTAGAGCTCGGGCTCACTGTCGCGTATCGATCGTCCACGTTGGCCCCAAGGCCGGAGAGAAGTTTCAACTGCACGTTCCCTTCGCCGAAAGAAATGGTCCGATCAATGACCTCATAAAGCTGAGTTCCGATGTCTCTCTCGCCCGTGTTGAAGTTGGCAATGTGAAGCGTCCCACCATCTTTTACAGCAACGACATCGCCGGCCTCGATCTGAATTCCAAGTCCGAAATTGACCCTCGCGTCCATAAGAATCGCGGCGTCTTTGTATCGATTTAGTAAGAACCTGTTTCGCCGAGTGATGATCTGATCAAAACCTAAATCTGTTCGGCCCCCATCAGCCTTGATCGGTAGGACGGACGAAATCTTTATGGTGTTACTTTGAGAGTTCGTGTCTAGGTCTCTCGAGAGAGAAGTGAAATCTCCCGCGTCGTTCTTGTCATAATCCCAGTGAATTTCGTTGAAAAACTTGCGATTGTTGACGCCTCTTTGGGGCCGAATATTTACTGGATCAATGACATTATCTTCGGTCAAGACTTGAAGTCTTTGATCCGCGATCGGGGGCTTCGTGTAACCCGCGGAGAGTCGTCCCTGGCGGGTGAGAGAATAAGCCGCCATCGGGAGATAAACTTGCGCCTCAAGGAAGGACTTTAGGGGTTGTTGATCGGTCAAAAAGAACCTGAACGAGTTTTGACTTGAGCCTAAAAAGGTCCTCTTCAAATTCACATGCTGTTCGATGTCTACTTCTTTCGGAGTCATTCCGACCGAACATACCTCTGGATATGTGTCGTATTGCGATCGAAGGGCCAGAGTCGCAGGGCTTGAAGTCTCAACGCTCAAAGAACCACTCGTGACGATAATTCGATTGGGTTGAAGGTTCATTTCTAAAAGGTCATTCACAACGACGGTCGTATTGTTGGCCGGGATTCCAGATCCCGAAATGGTTATGTAAGAGCCTGGACGAATCCCATAATCCCCATCGGCATCGATCTTCTCTGGAAGAATTATGGCCCCAGCGATGTCACCCAATGAGGGATCTCCGGTTCTCACGATCGATTCAATCGCGATCCCCGACATGTAAGGACCGGCCCACCCAGAGAGCATCATTTTTAGGGCCATGTCTATTCCATGGTCTTCGACTTGAATCGCAGCACTTACCTCAGCGCCAGCGCCATGGGGAACAGCACTGGTCCCGCGAGCGCCGCGAGTGCAAGAAGTAAATTGATTGCTTCCAAAACCTGTCGCCGGATATTCAATGATCTCGTCTTCGCACCATAAGTAAGTCTTGATTGCAGAGTCATAACCGCCCCCAGGTCCTAGAATTTGTTGCGGGAAGTCTGCGTTGTTGATCACTGGAATCGTTGTTACCGATCCGTCAATCGATCCCGACAGTTTCGTTTTAGCGATAAAGAAAACATTTTGACGACGAACCAGGTTCGGGTCTGATAACTGAAGAACCACCATCCCAGTCCGTGACTCAACCGACGAAACCCTTCCGCGGAATACCGTGAAATATTCTTCGGGGTAGGAACATTCCATGTAACCGACTTGAATCAAAACCTCTCGGTTCAAGATCTCGTCGATGATCACTCCCGGCGAAATCGCGCGGGTCATATAACCGTCTTTGTCGACGAAAGAAAGAGAGATCATTGAAACGCTGGCTCGGCCCTGCTCGGGCTCGAGTCGTTGGTTGATCGAAAGAGACGATCCCTCAAGAGAGAGATAATCCCTTACACCTGCGACAGGCCTCATCCCACCGTAAACTATTCCGGGCATTCCATAAAAAATCCCCGGATCTCCGTACCGAATGTAAGTGTAGAGCGGGCGGTTCGAAAGGAGATCAAGGCCGTCGATCTTGACAGCGACAGAAATATTCTTCGTTTGAAGATCGTTGAAGAGAAGGAATTTTTCTGGCAGCGTTTCAAGAACCATTTATCCATCGCTTTTTATACAAATAAAGTTACCAACTCCGGCGGTCGTTATCGGAAGCGCAACCCCAGACTCTTGGTAACATTGCACGTTTATATAATCGCCAGCGTTCAGCTCAACGTCAATGCTTCCAGATAAAAGCGCCTGGCAGGACGACGTTGTTTGGTAGATAAACGATGCGAACACCTTGTCGTCCACTCCATTCTTTACGAGCTTCAAAACGATCACTCTCCCAACCGAGAGAGCGGCAACCGCATCGACTTGAAGGCACGCGCTCACGGTGTAGTTCGATGCCTTCGGACTCGTGAACTTAAACGACGCTCCGGTCGAAACGCACGAATGCGAGTCGTATGACTTCACGTTGAAGTCGAGAATTTCCGTTGCGCTCGTTGCCAGCGAAGAATTAGCCGTTGAGCCGTTCATGGTGTATTTGGCTTTTACGATTTCAGAGGCCGCGATCTGTGATGGACCAGAGATTCTTTCAAAAGTACAGGTTGACCAACTAGTGCTGTTATATATTGTAGCTCCAGAGCCAGAGGTAACTGCATAAATTCCAAGCGTATCTCCGGCCACGCAGTCAATAATGTCAGAAAAGTCTGAACACACGTCTCCCGCTGTTATCGCTATCCCTTTTGTTGGGTTATGGTATGAGACAGCCGCACCATTTTTGTAAAGAATAACATTTATTCCCTGAGTCTCAGTCAGCGTTATTGTAGTTAAAAACTTTGTTGAAATGCGATATTTCCCAGAGAAAGGGCATGTGAAAAGCCCAGTGCTAGGATCGTATGATGCTGTAGTATCAAACGCCTTAGTTGAAAATTTAATTATTCCATCAGACCCACCAAGGGATGATGTAGTCCCTCCGTATTTCGCTGCAACCAAGCGCCCCTGATCCGAAGAGGACATGGTCGTATTTGACGCCCAACCCAGGATTGGAACCAATGCTGTAAACGAATACCGCATTGTTGCTGCGCCAAGATTGGCAAAGCCAGAACTGACAAGCGTCACCGGCGTCGTATCGTGTCCGACCTCTAAATAAAGCTGAGTGGAGCTTGCTATTCTTACAGAGCCAACAAGCGCGACCGATCCACGGGCCATTGCTGAGCCGACAACTCTATTTGTTGAGCTGTTCGCTATTGTCGCAATTTTGTTAGTGTCAATAGAGTGTCCAGAAGGGAGGGGAAACAGGTAGTTGCCGGAACCAGCCGAACCAGCGATTGTCTGATAATAATCAAAAGAAATCTCCATTGAGTCGCCGACACGCCTCCAAAACGCTTTACTAACGGCATCGCTTCCAGGCGTTGGAGGTGTTGTGTCTGCTCCGATTGTTAGCGTGTATTGTTGCCAGTCCATCAGCGGAGCGCCGTAGACTTTCACACCGCGAGAAAAAATAAAAGTGTCATAAAGCATCGTTGCGGTTCCGGCCGGAGCGTTCTTGATAATGACCGCGAAACGATATTGATTTTTTGACGAAGTGTTTTGAGAATCAGTCTGAAACTCCCCTTGCCAGATTCCCGGAATTCCTTTCGTATTCAAGCCACGATAACAACTCGGTTGAGTCCAAGCCGCAAGACCGACATTGTAAATCCAAATTTCAAGTGTCTGAGTTGAGGTGCCAGAGAAATCAAGGTTCGTCGATCCGGCGGTCACATTGTAAGAAATCATTGGGTTGAAAATTCTCGCCAAGTCCTCATCCGAAATCGTCATGGCGTCAGAAATAAACCCGTGGCCCGCAGATCCCGAAGCTGTCGTGACATCGAATTGAAGAGACCCGGTCCCCTGAAGAGGTGTCGAAGTGTGATGAGAAATTGAAACTTTGGTCGAACCCGCGGTGATCGTTGTCGGGACTCCGTCAGATCCGAAGGTCGTGTAAAAAGCTCCCCAACCAGTGATTCCAGACTCAAAATTCCCATTATAAGGGGCGTAGTTTTTACCACCTCCGCCGCCGCCAGACCCTCCGCCAATATCTCCGGCGGTGATCGCAGCACTCAATTGCTTGTTGAGACCGAGGGCGGTCACATAAATTTTTGTATCATTGGTCAATTGCGATGCGGTCCCACCGGCACCGGTGATTTCTGCAAGCGACTTGACATCTTCATTTTGAATGCGTCCGAAACTCATTTTCTTACTCCCCTGTTAACTTATAGTATCTTGCATAAATTGTTTGACCCACCGCTGGGGCGTCGACGAAAGAGATCGTCGTCCCCGCGAAAGTGTAGTGAGTGGTCGGGTGGACGGTCAAACCATCCACCCAAACCGTAAGCGAATCTGATTCGGTGGGCGTGTAAGAAATAGTAAAACTTTTATTAGAGCCGTTGATCGTGCCCGATGGCGCTTCACCATACCAGCCCCGTCCTAAAAATCTTCCGTCAATCTTAGCCACGCCTCACCTCCTAATTAATACCGATAACAAACTTGGACGATGTCGCCAGAGACAAGGGCAGCGCCCCCGCCAGTTGCAAGATCGTTCAAGAAAGTGATTCTGGATTTACCGCCAGCGCCGCCGGTATAGCTCACGCTATAATCATACGAAGCGCCTTCGAGTAAAGAACCCGCGCCTTTGACCATGAACTGAATGGAATCATTTAAAGCGACCTGGGTGAGGTCGATGTATTGATTCGTGATGTCGGTTCCGTTCAAAGTAAAGGTCTCTTTCTTCGAAACAGCAGCGGTCAAAGTGTTGCCGGTGATTTTGATTCCAGTCCCGTCAACTTGGGTTTTGATCCCGCCAGTTCCAGTGATGATCGCGCCGGCCGCATCGAGCTTCACGCCCAATTCGTTCGTTGCAATCGCCAAAGTAGGATTGGAGGCCTCAAGTTTTACCTTAATACCGCCCGTGCCTGTAACGATTGCGCCAGCGGCGTCGAATTTCACTCCGAGTTCGTCTGAAACAATGGCCAAGCTGGGGTTCGAAGCTTCAAGCTTCACGCTCAAAACGCCAGTCGTCAAAGCAAGACCGTCGCCGGCAACTCCGGAAGCAAGTGTCAGTGCTTCGCTTGATTCGCTGAAAGAGTTGGAATCATACTTCACGCCCGCGCCGTTGGCTGTAAGCGTGATTCCCAAAGTGTTGGCTGTCGAAGTGTCAGACTTGATTTTCAAACCGCTTGAAACTTCCAAGCCAGGGTTCGAAGCAAGATTGACTTGCATGTTATCAGCGTTCACGGTCAACGAAGTGTCGGCCGCAATCACGTTGAAAGCGTTACCTGTCTCAGTCATACCTGCGCCGGCTGTTTTCGTGGCGGCAGCGGTAAACTTAGTAAAGGCAAGAGAAGTCGTGTCGAGAGTGATCGCTCCATCGGTCGTGCAGACCCAGCCGGTGTCGGCATTGGAAGCAGAGCCCTCTTGAACGAAGACCGCCATTTGGGGAATTTCAGCGGAAGAATTAGCGTCTTCAGCGCGTGTCCATGCCCCACCGTCAACAACAACATAAATACCGTTTTCGCTTGCGGGATCTTGACCAACGCAGAGCACTCGCTCGCCAGCCGCTAATGAAACGGTGTCGATTGTTTGAAGGTTGGCCAGAGTGATGTCGGCAGTCGCGACGACACGAACGGGGGACTTCCATTTCAGACCGTTGATCGCGGCGTCAACATAACTTTTATTCGCGAGATCATCGGCGTTCGAGGGAGTTCCGCTTTTTTGAGGGAACGCTGCGAACTCGATAACGTCGGAAGCGTTCACCTTGATCATGTTTACGTCGCCAGAATCGGCGGCGTTGCGAGCTTTCAAATACTGATTATTCCTTAGCTTGATCTTTGTATCGTCGACCGCGTTATCGCTAAGAAACTTTGTTTTAATCTGACTCATTCAAAACCTCCTGTTTATGTGATGTACCAGAGACGGACGACATCGCCCGCCGCCAGTGTCCCGTCCAAACCAAGACCGGACCAGTTAAAAACGGCACCTGCAATCGTAAAGTCGAGAGAATATTGTTGAGAAGTTCCGCCGATAATGTCAACCAAGGCCAGAGTTGGGTCGGCCGGAGAGTCGGCAAGATTGAATTGTTTCGCTGTCGCCTCGCCCGCGCTAATTGTATGATATTCAACGTGAACCGTTCCAGTGGGAGCGGGCGGAGTCGCTGGAATTCCAGTCGTCAAATAATAGACGTAGACGCTCTGCCCAGTTTGGGGAATGTAAGCACCTCCGAAAACAATTGAGCTCCCGACTAAAGACCAACCGGCCTTATCAACCACCACATAATCAACGAAAACAAGAACCGAGTCTTCGCTTGAGGGGGTTTGGCTCAAAGGACCGAATGTCGTGTTGACTCCGTTCACCGGTCCCGCGGGGATTTCTTGCATTCCAACCCCACCCAGAGACGAAATCTCAATGTCGTTCAAGGTCTGAGTAAGAGTGACGTTCGAGCCCGCACTTAAAGTGACATCGCCAACGAGTTGGGACGATCCGCTCTTCGCAATCGAATGAACTCCCTGATGGGCATGGTCTTGACGAGCGACCCTTGTCGAAGATCCTTGAGCATTTGAGGCCCCGACCGATGGTGGGGCGGAATTTGAAAGAAGAACCTTACCGGCAGTCGAAGCGGTCGCGTCCAAAACATCAGATGTCGCGTTTTCTGACGGAACTGTCGCGATCTCTGAGTAAACCGGAGAGTCAACGATCGGATTGAATAACTCTTGATAAAACCATTGAATATCAGTCGAGGGAAGAGAGTAAGCGGTTTCGACCCCTGACAAATTCACATAATAAGACAAGATCCAGTTCGGGGCCGAGTATGTGATCCGTCCGTAAACCTCATTGCCATAAGTGTCAATGACCTCATCCCCGACATTCGCGCCCGTTGCCTGACGGATTATCACGCGATTGTTGGCGTTCGTGACGACACCTTTCACGGAGTCGCCTGTAGATTCGGTTTTACCGCCCATAACGCCGGTCACGTTCGTCGAAAGACCGTTGGCGGCAGTAAGATCAGTCGCCCGAATAAAAGAGCCCTTAAGACGAACTCCGGCCAATGCGCCGGCTTGAATTTGAGGACCCTGTCCGGCGTTGCCGTCGTGAACATGTCCAATTGCAGCGGAGGGGTTGAATTTTTTAGTGAGAGCTTCGGAACGAGCGAATAATTTGTCGGAAGGAATACCTGCGTTCGTATCAACCCAGACCGGTGCGTCATTATAGGCCGAGTTGATTGATTTACCCATGAAGCTTGCAGCGGAGTTATGTTCGGCTTGAGAGTTCGTGACTGCGGTTCCGGAAGCGGGATCGGTGTTTGCGAGAGTGATTTTACCGGCCGCCGTGTCGTCAACTTGGGCGTCCAAAAACGCTGGGTTTGTAACGGCTTCGTCGACGGCCTGACCATTTACTACTGGCATGGCATCACTCCTTAATCCTAAAAGTCAAAAGACCCGTGTCGAAATAAAATGGGAACCCTTGAGCGATCATTTCTTTCATGACGAACCCAAGACCCTTCGGATCAGTTGACGTTTTTTCAAGTGTCACATTATAAAACACGCTCGGACTCGCAATCTCCGGCGTGAAGTCGAATTCTCTTTGTTGAATGGCCCAAGTAAAGAAGTTATCCCACTCGCCAACTGATTTCACTAAGGGCTCATATTTGAATTGAACCTCAATGAATCTTTGAACCTTGAAGACAACGGCCTCTTTCACTCCACTGGCCGAAACATTGACCGCACCGAAGATTTTTTTAAGTGTCATGGGAGGTTGATAATTGTATCCAGGGAAGTCCGGTTGAAGTGTCGTTCCGGCGCTTGAAGACCCAGTGTAAGAGGTCGCTCCGGTCTTATCCGTTGCGGTGTAACCAAGAATCGTCGCACATGAGGTGCTCGCTCGAGGACCCGTCGCGAATAGTAGATCCAAATAAGTGTAAGACGTTTGAATTGTAACTCGATTTTGAGTTCCCCCTAGAATGGTCCTGTCAGCCGTCACGGTGTAAAGGTGAGCTGGGTCAACCTCTGCCATTGCGCGAACCACCTCGGTCATGAGAGAGCTAAGAGAATAAAAACCAAAGTTCAAAGTCGCTTGAAGTATCGGCCCGCCAGACACCGCTCGAAAATCCAAAGAAGAATTGTATTGAGTTATCTGGAAGTTATAAAGAAATAAGGAATTGCTTGTTAGTGCCATTTATCCCTGCCCGATTTTATTGATATTGAAGTCGGTAAAATCGCCGGCCTCCCGGATCACTTCCATAAATCTTCGCCTCGTCGATTCAGTCTCTAAATAATCCCCATGAAAATTGACCGTGAGTTTTCTCTCTGGGGCTTTCTCGATTTCTGGTTTTGTTGCCTCTTCAACTGGCGCTCCCGTCGCTGGGGGTGCTCCCGCAC